AGATAGCTAAGTGGTATGAAGCATTCCCTGAAGCAGACGTTATGATAGGTAACCACGATAGAATGGCTAGTCGTAAGGCTATGTCAGGTGGTATTCCTGCTGCTTGGATAAGGTCTTACAATGAAGTTTTAAATACTCCTAATTGGAATTGGTGTGAGTCTGTTATATATGATGACGTACTATATGAACATGGAGAAGGAGGTCAGGCAGCAGCTAAGGCTAAGAACAACCTGATGTCTTCAGTTTGTGGTCATACTCATACACTAGCTTATGTTCAATGGTTCGTAGGTAAACGATTCAAAGTATTTGGAATGCAGGTTGGTTGTGGTGTAGACTCCACTACTTACGCAGCAGCATATGCTAAAAACTTCAAGAAACAGTCAATAAGCTGCTCAGTTGTCCTAAATAACGGCGAATTACCAATCAATTTACTAATGCCTTTATAGGTTTTTAGTATTCTTTTCATTCTTTTTTATCCATAATTAATTTTATTTTTAGGTAATTTACCTCTACTGCTGCTTAAATCTGTTAAAAACTTCGTTAAAAAGTTTGTTAATCCAAAAAAAGGTTTTATCTTTGCTTCATATTAATCAATACAAATATTATGAAAGATTTATTCAACACACTTTTAGGAATGGCAGGGCTTTTCGGAATACTATATATACTATTAGGTACTCTTACCTTAATAGAACTTTTTTTTAACTTAAGATAATGGAATTTAAAATGAAAGAAGCAACTACTAAGCAGGAAGCAATAATTAGCTTATTAGATGTACAAACTAATCAACCTGTACTTTTACCTGATAATACAGTATTAACCGAATACGGACTTAACATCTTGAAGTTTGCAGTTGTTAGGGATTTGTTCGTTAGGGTAAAAGAAACTTACTATAATTCGCAGGATAACTCAAAAAGATTCTAAGATGACTACACTAGACGCAGAATATTTAGAACACTCAACTTATGTGGATTACAATAAACCTTGTTATTCTAAGTTTATGGGCTACCAATTAGATAACAAAAAAGTAATAGCTGAGGAATGGTACTTAAAACCTCAATACTTACCTACAGGCATCAACACTTATGATAGGAAGTCAGGACACTTCAGTAATGATTTGAGTTATAACAACAGGTCAGTAATTGTAGTGGGAACAGAACTACAAAACTTCAGGAAGTTTGAAGAAATGCTAAAGAATTATGGTTGGCAAACTCAAGATGATTGGGCAGTAGACTTGAAACCTGAATGGCTTGAACACTATAAAAATAATAATAATTTACCAATAATAATAAATTTAATATGAAAGAGCCAATACCAAATAGTATTCCAAGTATGGAAGAATCAGAAATGATACACAAAAGAATGAATGATATTAATACATTCCAAGCATACGAAAATGAAGTATATTTAAGGGGAACAGATGAATACGGAAAAGACTTCCAAATCTGTTTTGATACTTATGACTTTTTAGAATGGATTGATACAGAACAATTATTCTATATAAAACAACAATTAGTTAAATACATAAATAAAAAATAATATGAAAGATACAATAGATATATACACGTTCAGAAGATGGTTTGAAACAAATAGACCAAACAACTTCAGCTACACAGGTTTAGGTGAATTATTTAATTACCTTGAAGAATATGAAGAATCAACAGGAGAGCAAATTGAATTTGACCCTATAGCTTTATGCTGCGAATATACAGAGTATGAAGACTTAGCAGAGTTCCACCAAAACTATGATAAAGAAACATATCCTGATAAAGATTCTATAATTGATTACACACAATTAATTGAAGTTGGAGCAAATTCTTTTATCATACAGAACTTTTAATCCAAAAAAAGGTTTTATCTTTGCACAGAATTATAAACAAAAACAAATCAATATGAAAACAGAACAAAAAGAAGACTACTTAATCGCAATACAAAGCGAATTAAAAGCACCTAAGAATCAATTCAACAGTTTCGGTAAGTATAAATACAGAAGTGCTGAAGATATCTTAGAAGCCGTTAAACCACTCTTAAAGAAGTATGGTTGTTACTTGACTATAACAGAAACAACTTCAGAGATAGCAGGTTACTTGGTTTTAAATTCTAAGGTATCAATTTCAGATGGCGAAAAGACTATCTATGTTGAAGCTCAGGCAGGAATAAACCCTGAACGTAAAGGGATGGATATTGCTCAATCGTTTGGTTCAAGCAGTTCTTACGCAAAGAAATACGCTTTAGGTAACCTTTTCTTATTAGATGACACTAAGGACGCTGATAGTAATAAAGTAAACGAACCTGTAAAACCTACAATGACTACTGATATTTACAATGCAATGTTAGAGGCAATTAATACAGGTAGGGTTAAACAGGTAATAGATAAAAAGAGTGGATATTTAATGACACCTAAACAATCTGCATCTTTAAACAAAATGATATCGGAAGTAATAAGTCAATAATTTAATTAATAAAGACCTGCAAAAACAGGCACAATAAAAATGGAAGTAAAAGGAACACTAGTAAAGAAACTTGATATTGAATCAGGAATAAGTAAAGCAGGAAAAGAATGGCAGAAACAATCCATAGTCTTAGATAATGGAGGGGATTTTAATAATGAAGTTTGCGTAAGTGCCTTTGGAGATAAAGTCAAAGACTTGACAGCTTTAGAAGTTGGAATGCACCTTACAATATTATGTAATGTATATTCTAGAGAATTTAAAGGAAGATACTATAATTCAATAGATGGTTACCACTTTTCAAACACAAGTAATGCTCCTGTAACTTTAGGAGATACACAAATGAAGGAAGATTTACCTTTTTAAGATGACTGAAGAATTTAACTTTAAGTGTATTTGCAATTTAACTACTGAAGTTCTAGGATTCCCTGATGGTTCGCTTTCTACAAAGAGTAGGAAGCGGCCACTACAGGCAGCTAGAGCAGTCGCTAGTTACATAGCTAGGTCTGAAGAAGACATACATAGGTCAATAATAGGTAAAGTCCTTAATAGGGATAGAAGCCTTGTTTACCACTACGAAAAGACTCATAAGAAATTTTTCTCTACTTGCTTGGTTTACAGAGATACATTTGACAAGGTATATAAAGCTTATAAAGATATAGATGGAACTAAAGAAATCTTTAGTGATAAAGACTTTATGAAAAGCTACTTACTTAAAAATGGAGTATCTGAAAAACAGAAATCAGATGTTATACTACAGGTTGTTAGTGGTAAAACTTCTTGTAATATAAATACAAATTACTTTGACTTTTCTAATCAGTTGGAATATATTAAACTTGCTTTAGTAGAACATCATTATACTATAAAAATAATATGAAAAGTTTACTAAGTAGCACGGCTTTTATTGTATTAAATAAAGAACTAGCTAGAAAGGTTGGATTAAATGAAGCTGTATTGCTTGCTGACTTAATTTCAAAAGAAGAATACTTTATTTCTAAAGGAATGACAGATGGTTGGTTTTTTAACACTGAAGCGAATATAGAGGCTGATACTACACTAAACCCATATCATCAGAGAAAGTGTCTTAAAACTCTTAAAACCCATCAAATAATAGAAACTAAGCGTAAAGGTATACCTGCAAAACAATACTTCAAAATAAATGAAGAACAAGTCCTTCAAATTTTAAACAACTTGTTAGTTAAAAAACCAACAACTATTAATAAGAATAAAGAAATAATAATAAATAATAATATATCTAACAGGAGGAATGATTTTGTTTTTGAGGTTTTAACTTTTGATTACGAGGAAAGTATTTTAAATGGCTTTGTTGATTATTGGACTGAACCTAACAAGTCAAATACTAAGATGAAATTTGAAATGAATAACACTTGGAAAACAGAATTAAGATTAAAGACTTGGGCTGCAAATCAAAAGAAATGGGATAAACCTAAGTCCAATCCAAAAAGTATGAGTAAGTTAGACGCTCAAATAAATGTCTGGCAAGCAGCTAAAAAATTATTATAATGAATATAGATTTCAACGAGTATATTATAGAAGACTTAAAGCTAACAGAACTACAGGTGCTAAACATTATTTCAATATGGTACACTAACGGAATGTATGCGGATATCTTACAGGACGAAAATGGTTGTGAACTTGATGAAATAGCAGAAGACCTATTCTTTGACAAATTAGAAACAATAAAAATAATACAAAGTATTAAATTATGATAGCATTAAAACAAGAGGACTTAAAAATACTTACTGAAAAGGTTTTAGACTTACTAGCTAAGACCGCAGTTGAGATAGGGCATAGGTCAGACGCACAAACTCTAGCAAGTCTAAGTAAGATATTTGCAGCAGACTTAATACAGGAAAAACGATTTGGGAATATGACTTGGAATCAAGTTTTAGACGCTTTTCATATCGGAGTTAGGTTTGGTAAAGATGAACCCTTCTTAAATATAAGAACCTTCTACAAATGGGTTTACGCACACAAGAAAGTTATTGATGACGCAACATATCAAGCAGAAACATTAAACCAAAAGAACGTATTATACTATCAAAAGAAAATTATAAAACTATTAAAATGAAAAAGAAAACAGAAGAAAAATTATACGACGCTGTAAAAGTAGGAAGCTTCCAAATGAATTTTGGATTTAAGCAGCCTGACAAATACTTACCAAAAAAATGGAAACCAATTGAACGAACTAAAAAAGAAAAGAAATGAAAACAGAACTATCAAACATTAAAGAAGTAGACAAAGTTATCGCAAGTATTTTAGAAACAGAATATTGCGAACAATGTGGGGAGGATACGCCAAAGGAACATATATGCTATACCTGTTGTGGAGATGAAATAACAGGAGATGTTGAAGATATGGGTATTTGTCCAACTTGCCTAGAACATATATAATATGAAAACAATAAGTGGAATGAAGGGAATGAAAACTAAAGAGAAAGTAAGGTATTGGTTGAATTATGATGAAACTCTTAGAGATAATGACAATAGACTTTGTGCTAACATTTGGGCTATGGAATTAACAGATATGGATGGGATATATAAAGAAACTCCTATAGTAGAATTTCTTATGTTATATGCAAAAGATAAATTTACTTCTGCACCGAGTATTAAAAGGGCAAGGGCAAAGATTCAGGAAGAAGAACCTGCTTATAGAGGAAAGAAGTATAATTTAAGAAAAGGCATATTGCAAGACAAATGGAGAAAAGACTTAGGATATGAAGAAAACAATTAGTAAACTAAAGAAGGAACTAGACAAATGGTTTAGCCTTTTCATAAGACTAAGGGAAGCGAATGAGTACGGAATGGTTCAATGCTTTACTTGTGGAATAGTCAGGGGGTATAAAGACGGAATGCAGAACGGACACTTTCAAAGTCGTAAACATATGGCGACAAGATTTCACGAGGATAATTGCCAAGTTCAATGTGTCAAGTGTAATATGTTTAGTCAAGGAGAGCAGTTCAAGTTTGGGATAAACTTAGACGCAAAATACGGAGAGGGTACAGCTGAAGAACTAGAGTACTTAGCTAGGACTATTTATAAGGTGTCAAGAGTAGAATATGAAGAACAAATAAGTTATTACAAAAACCTTGTTGAAAACTTAAAAGAAGAAAAAGGAATTGAGTAATATTTTTAATACCTTTGGCGTATGATAGAACCGATTTACGCAAACGAAGAACATAGGACTATAATAGAAACTTATATCACTATGTGCCAAGAGTTTGCAAAAGACGTTAGTACAATAGGTAGGTACGAAAATTACCTAGAGGTTGTGGAAGTTATTATAGAATACTCAAATGCTTATGGGGAAGGGCAGAGAGAAAATAATTTTTGGGATTGGTTAATGATTATACCAATTAACCTATCAGTAGCAACAAACGGATTCTTTGCAGGGATAGAAACAAAGAAGAACGCAGCAGTAGTAAGGGCTTACAGATTAGTACTTAATGAGCTTGTTCAAGATACAGTAGATAAGATTGACGGAATAGAAACAATAAAAGAATGAAAGCAATCTATGAGGAAATAGCTAAGCTATCCGATAAGTTCAGAACTATGGCTTACGGATTAACTTCTGATGAAAATGAGGTTAATGAAAGTGTTCAGGAACTTATGCTCTATCTTCTTCAGATGAATAAAGAAACATTAAAAGCTATTTACACAAAGGACGGAATAGATGGAGTTACACGTTATGGTGCAGTAGCATTAAGACGTGCATTGACAAGTCCTAGAAGTAATTACTATTACAAGTACAAAAAGTACTACACTCATATTGACAGCTTAACAAGTGCAGTAACTTATAACGAAATGGAAACTGGGGAAACAATACCTTCTAAGCACCTTTATAACCTGCCTAACGAGATAACAGACGATTATCAATGGACTAGCCTAGAGCAGATAGATAAAGCCTTAGAAAGCTTCTCTTGGTATGATACTAAAGTCTTTCAGTTATACTATCACGAGAACAACACGTTAGATTCACTCGCTAAGAAGACTGGAATAAGCAGGAATAGCCTTTTCACAACAATAGACAAAGTAAGAGTGCAACTTAAAAACAAGTTAAATGAATAAGTTCTTTGTACCTAAAGAAATATATGAAGATAGAATAGCTACCTGTAAAGGTTGTGTATATTATTCAAGTCTATTAGGAAACTGTACAATTTGCACCTGCTTTATGAAAGTGAAAGCAAGGATAGCAACCCAAGAATGTCCTAAGAAGTATTGGTTAAAGACTACAGAGATTCAAAAGACTAAAGATATACCTGAAGAAATAATTGAAGAAATAATATTATTATGGGAGGACTTAAAAACAGGAAGGGCGAAAGACCAAATAGCAAAGAAGAAAATGATAGAGATTTATAACACGCTACATAACACGAACTATTCAGTAAGGACAAGTTGTGGAAGTTGCATAGCAGCTTGTTATGATGGGATAAAAAAGATATATAAAGAACACTCAAGAAATAATTAATAATAAATACAGGGTAAGACCTAAAAAGCATTTAATTTTTCAGACTTGAGTACAGTAAAGGGGTGGTTTTCAGATGCCACCCTGATACGATTTGATACGATAAGAGTAAAGTCCCTCTCACTAATAAGGGCATAGAATTATGAAAGAAGAAGAAAGAACGTACTCAACTATAAAATGGATTCTAAGGGATAACATCAAAAAGAATGTCAGAGCTTTGTGGACTTGGAAGGATGACAATTTTACTATGATATATGAAAACTATGATGGAGAGGATAGAATCTACACTTCTAGTCAATTACTAAAACTTTTAACAAAATGATAATATTTACAATACTCGGAATCGTAACAGCAATCTTCTTTTTCGTAATTAGTCTTATGGCTATATTAGAAGCAGGAGTAAAAAGAAGAAAGAAAGAAAAGTTCCTATGGAATATGGAACGAGTAACAGAAAAGGAATTAACAGACGAAATACAAAGCAATGAAAGATAAAGTAAACCCTAAGATGTTGCTAAGTAAAGAAGAGATTAAATTAATCCAAGACCAATACCCTCTGTTGTCAGATAAATATATTGATAAAGACAATAGAATACCAAGCTACTACATAGGAAGCCGATATAATTACGAAGCAAGGAAAGTAATAGAAGACTTTGAACTAAGCTACAATACAGGAACGGCAGTTACTTACTTACTAAGAGCTGAAAGGAAACACGCTAGTCCAGTTGAATGCATACAGAAGGCTATTAACCACCTAGAGTTTGAACTTGATAAGCTCAAAAAATAAATACTAACAATTTCTATTATATACTATAAACTACATTATGAAACTAAAAATCAACGAATTAAAACCAAACGAAAGCAATCCTAGAATAATTAAGGAAGCTAAATTTAAAAAGCTAGTACAAAGCATAAAGGACTTTCCTGAGATGTTAGAACTAAGACCTATAATATTAGATGAAGACAATGTAATACTAGGAGGGAATATGCGTTACAAAGCTTGTGTAGCAGCAGGGTTGAAGGAAGTTCCTGTTAAAATAGCTAAGGGCCTCACAGAAGAACAAAAGCAAGAGTTTATCGTAAAGGATAATGTAGGGTTCGGAGAGTGGGATTGGAGTATGCTAGGAAACGAATGGGATAATACAA